AGCTGCTTGCGCCTGGTCTGGTGGCAACTGTTGCATTTGCCCTTGAACCCCTTGAATGCGTTCTTTTACTTCATCCGGTATTTGTTCTTGCGCAAGTTGAGAAGCCATAAACTGCAAATGCTGCATACAATGGCTAATGATGATTGACTGTATCTGTGGGTTTTCTTTGACCACCTGCGTCAAAAACAAACTTCTATGCGCTTCAATATGAGATTGGTGATTTTGCGATTCAAAAGCTTGTTGGGGTTGGCCCATCATCAAGCCGGCATTTTCTAATCCCGAATCGATTGGTTTAGGGGTCAGGTCTGGAGGTGGTTGTAACAGAGTCTCAGCATTGTCCACCCCTAAAGCCGCATACATTCTCTTGTAAGCTTCAAACATCCCAATGGGTCCATGGATCTCTGGGTTGCTCTGCACCATTGTCAACAGCTCTTGGGCAAGCGTGATTCTTTGGCTTTGTGAAAAAATGTTCGGATCTGAAACAGGAACAATGTCGATACGATCATCAAAATCTGTTTGCTTGATTGCACCAGGACCAGTGCCTGTGTCATATCCGTAATCTGGTGGCAAATATTCGGAAAATACTTTAGCAAGCAATTGGAACTCAAGCCGCTGGGAATAGTGCAGCCTTTTGTGAATAGCACTCATCACCTTGGTGCCGCGCTCTAATAAAGCTACAGTAGTGCCGACTGGCATTGCGGCGTTCGCATCACCTATATTCGTGTCAGCTATTGCTGCAAACCGCTTTCCAGAATCGACAAGAATGCCCAGCAACGACATAAGCACCTGGCTTGGTTCTTTAATTGGCAGCGGGATAAGGTTATCTCTTAGCGATCCGCCGGTTGTGTCAATATCTCTAAACTCGCCTGGCTGAAGCGGTTCATCTTCATCTCTGATTCGCATACCCCTGGCTTTAAAGCCAGCTGGCAAATTGGCCAATGTTCCGGCATCAATCAATTGTCTTAGAATTGACGTGCTTGCTTTTGATATTCCGCCAATCATGTGTGACAGACCTAAACCATAAAACCCAAGCCCAGGTAAAAACTTGTATTGCACAAAGAAATTAATCTTGTTTTTGTAAGGATCTCCTTCATTAAAGTTCCGCCTAATTGCTAATACTTGCTCTGATTGTTCGTCAATCGTAACAACGTATGGCAACTTGAGACCTGTAGGCTCTCCAATAAAGTTCATGTCCTCAAACCCTTCTAAATCTAGAATGGTGTGTACTTCAAAAACATTATGGTCCCTGTCTTCTGCATAACTTGCCTTGATGCCTTGCAATTTATCTATTTCGGTTTCAACTTCCGATTCATCGCCATCATAAGAATTTACACCGACATCCACGTCTGCATAGAACCCAGAAAGTTGTTGTTTTTTAATTTCGTTCACAGACATGCTTATGGCGTGCGTAACACGCTCGGCACTAGAAAGATCGGATGCCTCATAAGGCACAATCAAATCTTCAGGGGCTATAAACTTAGAAACCGCTCTATTTAATACGTTATCGAAATATACTTTTTTAAAGGCGCTGCCAGCCAAAGGAAGATAAAACAACAGCATATCCAGCTCAGGGTCATAATCTTCCATTACATTCATAATGTAGAAGTTCATAAATTCCTGAACGCGATCAGCTTGCGTTTCAGTCTCAACAGTCCTCGCGCCAATAATTTGTGTTTTTACAGGCCCTTTTTGCGGCAACATTTCTTTGTATGCCTGTGCCTGGAATTGGGTAACGGCCTCTGCCAAAATAGGGTGAATAACGCCAGAGCTACCCTCAAAAGGTTGTGATCTACCCTCATCAAACTTCATGCCTAAATATTTGAGACCGTCGGTATAAGTTTTTTCCCAGTCTGATCTTGATTCTTTGTCTTGGTTGATTGACGCTAAAATATCAGAAGCAATCTTTTTTAAAATTTTGTCATCAATAAAATCGGACAAATTCGCGCCAAATTCCATTGGGGGAACGTCTTCTTCTAATTGCTCGTCGCCCAATAAAACACCTTCTTCTGAAACTAATATTTCAGCAGCGTCTCTGATTTGATCTGCACGAGAAGCCTCTGGAAAAACCTCGACAGATGAGCCAGTGACTTGCACCTCTGGCGTATCTTTCGCAATTTGTTCTCTTTTTTCTATGGCCATAATTTCAGTGTAACACTTTACTTTTGCTAGGTGCTAATGTTGCTAATAATACACCACACGCCTCTTATTTAAAAAATCAGCTTCATCGGGATAGTCTGCTTCAAGCGATAAAAAACCACCTTGCCTGAATCTCATCAGGGCCATTGTGGCACTATCGCAGTAGTCATCGTGATCTCCGTAAGGGAAGCTTGCCATTTCTTCAATAACTTCGTCACTAAAATCTTCTTCTGGGGCCCAAACCATACCACTTTCAAATATTGGCGCTACAGAGTTCATTCTTGCCACCTTATCTTGCCCTCGGCTTGGAGTATAGGCTGTTACTGGTATTCCCATCCGCCTAAGCTCCTGAGTCAATGGCGTACCAGACGCTTTTGCTTCAATTAATACGCAATCAGGCTCCCAATATTTATATTCATCCCAGGCCAATTTTTTCAGTTCTGGAAAGTCTACGCGCACTCTTTTTGCGTCAAGCAACATTATTTGTTCTGATTCCTCATCTCCATCAACGTCAGGCTTAAATATCGCCCAAGTAGTTATTGCGGAATAGTCAGCGGTTTCTTTTTTACTAAAAGCCGTGTCGTAGCTCTGTATTACATAAGAATATGGAGGCACCTCTTTATCTTGCTCCCAGCGGTTCCACCATTCTCTTTTGACGATTGCTCCAGCTTCAGCTGTAGGGTTTTGTAGCCACTGACTGTTCCACTTTGAGATAGGCAGAGACGCTTTAACAGACAACAGCTCTTCTTTTGTCCAATATTCCGGCCACAAAGGCGTTTCTGACTCTGGCATAATCGCGGGAAATTCTATAATCTCCCATTGGTCAGCGTGTTCTGCGCTTTGATGCTTGAGCACCTTGCTAACCAGGTCTTTTGTGGACCAGCGAGTCATCACGATTATTATGATGCCGCCAGGCTGTAAACGCTGTCGGGGGCCAGAAGTGTACCACTCATATGCACTTTCCATGGCCGTCGGTGACATAGCGTCTTGCTCAGAATGCGGATCATCGATTATAAGCAGATCCGCGCCACGGCCTGTAATTGCGCCGCCTACACCAGCATAAAACGATTCACCATCTTGGTTTGTGGTCCATCTGCCAGCACTTTTATTATCAGGCTCTAGCTTTAGATCTGGGAAAACCTTTTGATACTCTTCGCTATCAATGATATTTCTGACTTTACGACCAAACCTGACTGCAAGCTCCGCCGTGTGGGTGGTTTGTATAATTTTTAAATCGCCGCGCAAACCCATCATCCAGCTCGGAAAATAGGTGCTAGCAAATTCAGATTTAGAGTGTCTTGGCGGCAAACATACTATCAGCCGTTTTAATTTCCCTTGGGCGATCTTGTTAAACTTATCACCAATAATTTTATGGTGGCGACCCTCAATAAACTCTGGCCAAAGATGTTTTACATAGCTAATAAAGTCGCCCTGACACTTATCTTGTAATTCTATCTGGTCATATCTGTTTAAAAGAGCAACAGCTTCTGTCTTGTCTTGTTGAGACAGAACGTCAAAATCTTTGAGTGATACTTCTGCCATAACCCAAAATTAAACCTCGTGCCATAATTTGTTGTCCCACAACAAACCTTCGGCTTCACGTCTGCGGATTAAACCTTCCAGCGTTTCACCACCGGCCTTATTCCAACGCCTCATTTCGCCGGGCACGTTTTCATGCTTGCCTTCATTCAAAACTTTTAACATTGTTGATGACTTGAGGTTTGTCGGCCCTAAATTAAAGGTCCAGGCAACCAGAGCATCAAATTGGTTTTGGTCTAAATCAACGGTAACCAACTTATCAACATAATCTTCAAATTCTTCCAGGTCTTCAGCTAACATCTGGTCGGCTTCCTCTTGTGTGCAAGTATCGCCGTCGCTTACGTCTTTCGTATGACCATATCCAATTGTTGCCACGTCGGCACTACAACGGTAACTTTCTAGCTCGCATCCCTCAAATTTCTTAATTAGAGCCTTGCCCTCTTCGCTTATTCTCATGCTCTTATTCTCCCCAAACTTTGGTTTTACCGCTGTAATATTCAACGGCATGGCCCTCGTCAATAAGAATTTGACAAATGTCTTTACCGTCTTCTGTATAAGGGATACCCAAAATTCTATCATATTTACCCTTTCCTAAAAATTTAACTTTAAACTTCGCATCACTCATCATTATTTTCCGTTTCTTTGGGCACCTCTTTATCTTGCTCCCTATAATATTTAATAATTGCCAGCACGTTGGTAATATACCTTTTTAACTCAGCCATATTCATGCTTAGTGATTCATACCCCTGGGTGCTAAGAGCGTAGTAAGCTTCGGGTGGCGCTTTGCCTTCTTCCACAAGCTTCAAATATTCTGCCATTAACTCTGGTGTAAGGACCCTCCAAGTCAGATCTTGCATATTTACCTCAAGCGGCATTGGAGGGTGGTACATCGGTGCGGGTAAAGTAATTGTTTTAACTTCAACCGGTTGTGTACGGGGCAGCAGTGAGCAGCTGCACATGAGGAAAGTTAAACTAATTAGCAGTAGGTTTTTCATCAAACATATTTGGGTTTGTAAGCGCCACAAAATCTTCTCCGACTTTTTTGGTGCCTTTGTTAATTACCTTTTCTATCAAACCAGGCTTAGCTAAAGCCAGGTTGCCAAGGCTGTGTCTTTGGAAGGTATTTCTGAGCTGGTTGACTTCACGCATAGACTCTTGGTTTTGTGCTGTTAGTGCGTTGATTTGCTCTGTGGTTTCTTTTTGTTTTGCCAGGTAGTTATCAATAGATGCGTTTTGTTCTTCAATCTTGCCCTCTAAAATAATAGAGTTAGCCTTCAATGTGGCTATCTCGTTTGCTTGATACTTTATGTAAAAAGCAGATCCACCAGCAACCATTATTAATAGGCTTGTGGTGATGATTGCAACTTTGAATCCCATAGCATCTACAGGCCATCCGCGCTAGGCATTGTCGTCTTTTTGTTCGGCGCTTATTGGCTGAATGACAGAGGCCAGAATCTGGGTGAACTTAGCCATTCCTTCTGAGGGAGGGAGTTGAGCAGCCGAAGCATCTATCGTGTATTTTGCGGAAAAATCAGTGTTCCTAGTGTTGCTATGGTGAGCAGCAACGTGACCAGTCACTGATGCAGATGCGTGGAAGGACGCGCCAAACCCAGAATAGCCGCCACTCGCCGTAGCCTTGCTATCGGTGGAGCTTTCCCCACCCTTAACATCAGTAGTTGACTGACCCACCTCCATATCAAAATGGATCTGCATTGTACTCATTGCAAAATTTGGGATAGTCACCAGCGGTAGCAGGGGCATCTGGATAGTCTGTTTGGCAGATGTAACTTCACCAGAAGTGGAGCTGTTAACCAGCCGATCCAGCGTAACATTAATTAGATTTGCCTCGCGGGTCGAGCCATCGCCCCCGCCATCTTCGGGCTTAAACGCCATCTCTTCAACAAAATCAAGCGTGACTTGGGATAAAGCCCTCTGGCCCTTCGCTGCGCCAATTATCGGGGCGACAATTAATTGTTCAATCGGCAGTCCGATAAAAGCCTTTGTGGTGGTGTCTTGATCTACCATTGTATCCGCCTTAGCTTAGTTAGTTAGGTATTAGTTTGGTTAATGAATCCTTAATTCGTGCGAGCCCTTCGGGTGGATCGCGCCCATCGAAAACGACCTTCAGTTGTGCCATCTGAGTATTACGATTGCTGAGATTGCTCACAAGCTTGCGCAGTTTACCGCTTTTCCGCGTTTTGTCCGAAGCCTCATCGCCATCTGTGAGTGCAACGCGCATCGAGACGCCTACCTCACGCACTGCAAGTCCCCAGTGCGGAACTAGCGTGATAAGGGGGATAGGCACGGTTTGCATCGTGCCGTCTTCACCAACAGGAAGGGACACTGGAAAGGTGATCGGATTGCCATCCTTATCGAAGTAATCTTCCTGGATTTCCCCAAGATAGTGTTGTTCAACGGTGTTTTGCGCTTCAACGATGGCGCTGTATATTGATTTGAAAACGTCGTCGAGGTTCATGGTGCTCATAAAAATTTATCAGCTATGACCATAGCGACAATAATCTGCTAAAGCCTCGGCACCGTCGTCCATTTTACTGTTTGGCCTTACCGATATTTAAAGCAGCGACTTCTATAATCTTATAGAGTCGTCCAATTAATGCGTCATCCTTGGGTGTAGCGGTAAGGCTGCAAATTATGCTTGCCGCACAAACAACTCCCGTTACAACACTAATTAATTGCGTAATTATTTCCATGCTATTTATCTCCCGTTTTTTGTTACTCTTACTGTCCCGCCTCCCAGAATTTTTCCGGGGGCAAACGCTTCATAATTGCCGACATCACGGTGTTGTTTTCTTGCAGTTGGTCATCGATAGCCGTGAGCCGCGTTTCTAAAATCGCAATAGTAATGGAGTGCTGTCTCACTGTCTGGGCCACGGGCTTCACTGCCACCTCTACCGCATCTTCTGCGGCGTCCTCCGCTACAAACGTAACGTAAACCGTCATAATTGCAAAGCACATTGAAGCCACTGCAACTATGGCG